CTCGTTCCAATCTGCGGATGTAATTACAGCGGGTATCTTCTGGATTTATTTTGTAGTTACGTCAGCCGGAAAACGTGATACGTTTCCGCGCGAAGAAAAAAAACTTGCGGTAGTAATAGCACCGAAACACCCATGAAAAAAGATCGCGAGCGCACGCGCGATTTCGTTTTGTATGACGAGGATCGGAAGAAGACATTTGACGATCTTAGTCACATAAAAGAAGAAGAGTTGCCGGTTTCTGCCGAAATCGAGAATTTTCCGAAACCTAAAAAGCCAGTCCGCGAAAAAGCTTATTCGTCGATCATAAAAGGTCACGTTATCCTGATGCGGATTCAGGGGTATACGCTTTCCGAAATTGCAAAATACCTCAAGCAGCCGTTTTCGAAAGTATCGTCTATTTGCCGGAAAGAGATGGACGAGATTCAGCGGCGGCGAAATCACACTGCAATTCGCATTGATCAGTGGATGGAGCATGACTGGGACCTCACAGACGATTTGTTAATCGTGTGGGGTGAGCGGGCTTTAGCTGGCGATCCGGAAGCGGCGCGAATTGTGATATCAGTTTTAGAACGGAGAGCAAAATACCGTGGTTTGGATCGTCCAGAGGCGTTGCGGCACATGGGCGAAATCCCGAAGTCTCGGGAAGAGTTTACAATTATGGTTCGGGAAAGAATCCGCGAAGTTCGAATGAAATTCGAATCGCCCAATTTGGATAATCCAGGTTCGGATAGCTTGGACGTGGAAACTTTCCATATTGATGAAGGAGAGAACGAAAATGGGTCGGCGAAGCACGCAATTGATGGAGGCGACGAAGGAGTTTTTGGCAGCACATGATCGTTGGGCAGATCCCAAGGCGAATCGGCCTGATGATCCGGATACGTCGTACTGGGAAGCTTACGACGCCATGGTAGACGTTTGGGATAACGGAGACATTCCAAATTCATGCCGGGAATTACATTCGTTAGTCGAAAAGCTGTCGGACGCCAATGACGCTTTCAACACGGTTGCCTCGGCAACAAATCAAAATCCGGGCGATCGGTTTTGGGGAGCGGTGCAATCGATTCGAAGTTTTTTCGTGCAGAAGGAACAAGCACCCAAGAAGAAAACTGAGCCCCTCCGCGACTTAGTCGATTTACCAGGCATGACAACTATGCAAGTCGCCAAGATGTATGGGTTCATTGATCGGCATGGCAACCCAATGCCGCATTTGGTTTCGATGGAGCTGGAAAAGCCGGGGAGCGTTACGCAAACACCGGGCGCCGTCGATGGTCGAGATTGGTTCGATCCGTTAGACCCTCCGGTAGTCGAAGAAGCAGATGACGAGCCGGCAACCGACAAACTTCCGATCAGACCGAAGAAGCCTGAGCCGAAACCATGTCCAGAATCGTTGGAAACTCTATTCCGGCAAGGCGTCAGCGTTGAGCAAGCGGCGAAAATGCTAATTCGTCCGCCTGCCGAAATTCATGCCGAATATGTTCGCCTGGGGGCGGAACGACAAGCAAATGCGGCAAAAAACAAGAAATCAGCCGAATTAGCTACGATGTAAAACGGATAGGAAACGGTGCGCACCGTTTCGCTACCGTTTCGCTACCGTTTCGCTACCGTTTCGCTACCATTTGGGGCAACAATGTCTGAGATTCTCACGCCGGAAGAAATTGAATGGATGCTAGAATCCGGCGATGATGATCTCGTGGAGTTGGCAAAACAGTGGGCGACTCTTCCCTACCAGTATTTTCAATCACGGCCAGACAACGAGGATTTGTTTGATCAGCAAACGTCTTTTATTGATGATTCTAAATCTCGATTTTCGATTTGCCTGGGTGGCACTGGTTCGGGCAAGACAATTGCCGCGGCCGTAAAGACGGCCAATTTTCTACTTGGTACAAGGCCGCCTCGGGCGAGGTGTCCATTTTGGATTGTGGGCGAGACTCTTGAGCAGATCTGCCAAGTAGCTTGGTTGGAAAAACTTTCGCAATTCATCACCGATTCGGCGATCGCCCAAATTGCGTGGCACAGCTATCGGCGCAAATGGCCCAGGTCGGTTTTGCTGAAGAATCCATACGATCCCTCCGATGTCGGTTGGGTGATCGAGTTCAAAAGTTACGAGCAAGGTCTAGGCTCGATGAAAGCCGCATCAATCGGCGGATATTGGTGCAACGAAGAAATCCCTTATCACATGGTTTTCGAAATCCAGGGCCGTTGCAGGGATTACAATTCGCCAGGTTGGGCAGATTTCACGCCGTTGGAGTGCAAAGATCCGGAATGGCCAATTGCCTATGAATTGTGCCAGCAAAACGACCCAAGCGCACCCAAGGGATGGCGGTTCTATCATCTCAACACCGAGTGCAACGAAGCGGTTGCCGATTGGTGGATTGGTTACAAGAAGGGTATTCCGACCGATACGCTTGAATTGCGGCAATACGGTCGGTTCACAAATCTTAGCGGAACTGTCTATAAGGAATGGAACCCCGCCCGTCACATTGTTGAGCCGTTCCGAATTCCGCACGATTGGTTGAAAATCCGAATGATCGATTTCGGATTCAATAATCCGTTTTGTTGTTTGTGGGGAGCCCGCGATCACGATGGGCGTTGGTGGATTTATGACGAACATTACGAAAGCCAAAAGCTAAACGTCCACCATGCTCAGAAGATTGGCGAGCGGAATTGGCAGGACGGCGAGCCGCATTTCGGACAAACGTTTACGGATCACGACGCCCAGCAGCGGGCGGAGCTGGAAAATTATGGAATCCGATGCACACCAGCGAATAAGGCGATCAACCAGGGTATCGAATACATTCGGACGTTGATGCACGTTGGCGCGGACAAGCTGCCGTCCCTTGTGATTTTCAATACTTGCCGCAATCTGATTCGCGAAATACCGCGATACCGGTGGCCTGATGGTACCGATCAGCGCAATCCGCGCGATGTTCCGATGGATGTGGACAATCACGCCCTAGATGCATTGCGTTACGGCTTGTATTCAATGAAGTCAGCCGGGGCCAAGCTGGGTGTTACAACGTCCCAATCGCATCCAGGTCGATCTAGGGTTTCGGAAATGTTCAAGCGGTCGAGGCGATAATGTTCAACCGAAAAGCAGCCCAGGACATCGGCAAATCAATCGGAATGACCGAAGCGGAAGTTATGCGATACGCTCAGGCACCAGCGCAAAAATCCTGGGTTAGGCGAGCGTTGAATACGCTATTCGGTCTTGGTCGGCGAGAAGATCCGATATCCGGACCAAGCGAGCGCGAAGCGGAGCGGTTTTTTGAGAAGATTGCCGAAATCGAGCGGCAAGAGCAGCAGCAGCGAGAACGAAGATCTGGGCCACCGCCTGTGATCGTGAGCCCGCGACCAGCACCAAGCCCCTCAGCGCCACCGCCTGTGATCGTGAGCCCGCGACCAGCACCAAGCCCCTCAGCGCCACCGCCAAGTCGTTCCGATCCAGGGCCACCACAACCGGATTTGCCGCAAGATGTGCTGCGGCGCCATTTGCCACCTCGTGGGGGCCAGCCGCCGTACGGTCAAGAGATACTGACGCCACATTCGAGCAACGTATTTTCATTCTCCTATGATCCGGATTCAGATATTCTGTATGTAACCTACAAAGCTCCTGAGTTGAAATCGAGTCACATAACAACCGGAAAACGAAAACTTGGCGGGCGTTTGTCCAGGTCTCAATTAGTTGGAAGATCTGGAGCAATTAGCGGTCGGTCGAATTCTCGTGGTGCTCAGTATGCTTATTGGGGAGCGCGAAGTAATCGGCATAATAAGCCGATGCAACGGCTATATGAGAGCATGCGGGCGGCAGTATCGAAAGGCAAATTTGTTTGGGATCATTTGCGGGTGCGTGGAACTGTTTACGGCCACCAGGTCAACTACGCATTGGTCCAGGGCGCCGTTATTACCGGCGGAGGCGGCGGTGTTTCTGGCGTTTACATTCCGAGAAAAGCTACTCGGTTAGGATTTAAAACTAGATCTGTGGCGGATCTGGGAAGAGGAGCCCGTGGTTTCCAGACAAGCACGTTACCCGGACAAGTTGGGTTCTCGACTCGACGTCGTCCGTAGTATTTCACTATCGCTAGAGCGGCATTTGCGGAACATCTTGTTCGGTCCGGATTTTACCGGAAAGGTGTCCGTTTTGTGCACGATCCAATGCGGATCAATACACACGGTGAAAGTGTCCTCGTCTTGTTCGATTCGAAGCAATACCACAATCGAAAGCGAATTGATTAGAGGCGTATCTAGTACGATGCACGGCCAAATCAAAGACTGCCTAGAGAAGTGTTCATCACCAGAGTATTACGGTAATATTGAAGTCAAATGTCAGATAAAACTTGGCTATATTGATAGCACCGAAATAAAAATAGAGCAGTCAGCAAAAGTCAGTTGAATTGCGACCGGCATTGAAAACATCAAGCCCGCTACTTAGTAGCGGGCTTTTTTTGTTAGGTGATAGATGATCACAAGAGCACCTGAATCTGGAATGCGGCTTAAGGGAAAAACTTTCAAAGCTGGCGAATCTATTCCTCAGCGATTTCGGCAGCCACAGCCGGACCGTATGAAAGATCCTGCCGAAGGCGTTCCATTTGCGCCCCCGAATTTTGGACGCTATGCGCTACCGTCGATTTTCACGTACGGAGCGAGGGTAGCGACTACGGCGCAAGTGTATCTCAATCCCGATAATGCCATGCGGGATAATATCCAAAACGCAAGATTCATGCGGAACGATTGTTCGATCATGGAATGCGTGGAAGCACGTCAGCGCGGCGTTGCGCTTCTCAATTGGAGTTTGGAGCCCGAAGACGAGAACGACAAGCGGCAGAAAGCTTTGGCAACTGAGCTAACGGCCATCTTGGCGAGAACGCCATTGTTTACCGAATACCGTCGCAATCTGCTCGAAGCCGTTTGGTACGGACGCTATGCAGTCCAGCATGCTTTCGGGTTCGACGTAATTCGTAACAAGCGTTACAGAGTCATTAAAGACTGGCAGCCAATTAACGGCGACAAACTGGCGTTCCGATTCGACGATGGGAGCGGAAAATATAAGAGCGGAGATTTAGGTATTCGTATTGGTTTGACGTATGCCAAAGGCGATGTATTTGGTGGACGTAAAATAGAAACGACAGGCGAATACGGCCAGGCGTATTTCTTGGCACCGTGGGAGCGCCGTTCGATCTGTGTCCACAAGCACATGATTGAAGATGGTTGGTACGAATCAATCATTTCTGCGGGTCGAATTCACGGCGTTGGAATTCGAGACCGCATTTATTGGTGTTGGCTACTCAAGCAAGAGACTAGCGCGAGTCTGATGGAGGTGATCGAGCGAACCGGAACCGGGTTCACGATTTACTGGTACCCATACGGAAACGCCCAAGCGAAACAGGAAATGGAAGAGTTGGGACAAAAGCAAACCCGGTCAAACGTAATTGTGATGCCAAGAATGCCGGGCGATCCAACCCTGGACGCATTCGGTATTGAGCGCATCGAGCCGTCGACAGCCGGCATCGAAACCATGAAGAACGTTATTCATGAGTTTTTCGGCCACCAAATTAAACGGTATATCCTGGGTCAAACTCTGTCGTCTGAAGCATTGTCTACAGGTCTCGGGTCGGGCGTTGCAGATCTACATCACGATACTGCGCTGCAAATCATCGCATACGATGCGTCAAACCTTGAAGAGTCGATAACCAAGGATACGGTTGAAGTTCTGAAGGATATAAACTTCCCGTGGGCGCGGAACATCCGGATATCGTTCAAAATCAACACAGAGGACAGCAGTTCGGACAAGAAACTAGCGGCGTTCCGAACCGCCTGGGACATGGGGGCCAAGCTACGTGCGCGCGATGTGATGGACATTATCGGCGCATCGGCGCCCACCGATGACGAAGAAACGTTGTTCAATCCTCAGATCCTGGGTGCTGTCCAGCAACTAGAGCAACAAGATCAGCAGATGGCACAGCAGGGCCAGCCAGGCGGTGATCAAGATCAAGAGTTTGGCCCATTACTTCAGCAATTGTTGCAATAGGATTCGATGCATATGCGTAGTTTATTGGAGCTGGCAATCTATTGTTTGAATCGCGCTGGTTTAACAAGCCTGACGACTAAGGTAACAAAAAAAGCAACACGCAAGCCGTCTTTAGGTCAGCAAACATTGTGGGACGAATCTTTGCATCCTCGGAGCGCTGACGGCAAGTTTACACATAAGTCTGTTGATTTGTTCGGCAATCCAATCAAGAAAGAGACTCCAAAAAAGGAAGATCCAACCAAAGCACTTGCCGGAAAACAGGGCAGTCTATTCGTTAAATCCGGATTGCCAGGTCAGATGAATTTGTTTGCGGATGTTGGCATTCCCGAAGACATGGTTGCCAAGGTGACGAAAGCGCTAGAGGAGAAAGGATTAGTTGAGTCTTCGAAGCCAGAGGAACCCAAGCCAGAGGAAACCAAGCTAGAGGAAACCAAACCACAAGAGCTTACGAAATTAGAGGAATCAAATGTCACAAACGTCGAGAATCCGGAAGTTAGCAAGAAGAATGTTTCAGAAACAGAAACAGAAGAGCCTTTACAGCAGCCACAAGAAGAAGCCAAAGAAGAAAGTAATAGTGGATTGGGACGGCCCGAGTTGGAACGAGCTGGAAGCGAGCTGGTTAGCGGAAATGTATCGAGCAAGCAAACAATCCTCACTGACCGAGCCGAACATACCGGACCAGCAAAGCTAGAACTTGTGCCGGCGAAGTTCAAAGATTCGCTAAACGATAATCAAAAATTCGGCGTTGCGAAAGCAATTGAATCGCTCGAAAAGGTTGGTGGATTTTTGTTAGCCGATGGAACCGGTGTTGGAAAGACTCGGCAACTATTAGCGATTGCCGACAAGTACGCCCAGGAAGGCAAAAAAGTTCTAATCGTTGCGCCTTCCGAAGTCATCAAGCCCGATTGGAAGAAAGGCAAGTTTGGCGGTTCATATACCAAAGACGGAAACGCAATGGGAGTTTTGCCGACTCTCTTAAAAGGCGATAGCGGCGATATTAAAGCCGGTAAAGTAAATCTCACAACCTACAACCAAATGAAGGAACTGATACCGCAAATAGACGATAATACCGTTGTTATTTTCGACGAATCACACTTCCTGAAAAACAGCAATAGTCAGCGTGGTAAGCAGGGTCGGGAGATTGGTTTCAAAGCTGGTAAAGTTCTTTACGCTACAGCCACGCCGGCCGACAAGCCACTACATGTTTCGCATCTAATGCGAGCCGGCGTATTTGGCGGAGGTGATACCGAATCGAAAAAGTTCTGGGGCAAGTCTGAAGACACCTATCGCGAACTCGGATTAGTACAAGAAGAAATTTACAATCGATATACAGGTCAGACAATCAAAAAATGGGTCGTCAATAAAAGCATTGGAACCGCCGAAGTGATTCGGCGAATCAGCGGCTTAATGGACCAGATGACGCAAGAGGGGCTAATGGTCCAGCGTTCGATTTCGATGGACAACGTCGATATTGAGAATGAAGCAATTACCTTTAGCCAAGATATCAAAAACACGATTGAACAAACTTATGATCGTGCAATGAATCGCGGCAATGAAGTTGGCGCCATCTTGGAAATGC